CTTAACTGCCCCCTTCCATTGACCCTTATTCATCTCCTTGACACGTACGTTGCCATAAGGAGACCTAACATCTTTTGGAGATCCGATGTTAACAGAAGTCCAACCAAAGTTTTTGATTGCCTGTGCCATCAAACCACGAGGGTTGTTGGGGTCACGAGCAGTTGCAGTATTTGGATGACCAATAGCAGCACCATTGCGCTGAGCAGTATTCAAAACACCAGTAACACAGCGACCAGCAGGAGCATTAACTAGAGGAGCACCATCACCCATCTTCTTCATCTCACCACCAGCAGCAAAAGCAGGAATCATCCCACCAATACTCTTCATCACTTTTTCGAGACGTTTTGTCTCCCTCTTTCCTCTCTGACTCTTTGGCTCACCCTTATTATCAACTTCACCACCAGCATCAAACCCTTTCATCATACCGCCAAGGTTATACCCCATACGGCTTGCTTCACCCATTCTCTGACCCATCAATCCAGGATTGTTTTGGGTTGCAGGAGTGTTGATAGGAATAACAAATCCACCCGATGCCTTCTGAGCAACGTATTCTAGACCGTGACCGATAAAGGATACAGAGTTACCACCATCCAGAGACACTGGATAACCTGACTGAGGTCCACTGATGAATCCACCCTTAGCACGCAAAGCTTTTCTGACTTTGCCACCCTTGGCCATCTCCTGATTACCACCATCATCACCATCTCTTTGCCACAGGTACGTGAGTGCAGTGATTCCAAGACCAACAATACCGATCTTGCCCAGTTTCCTGACCAGTTTACCAGCAACCTTCTTCAGTCCACCTTTGAATGCTTTGAATGCTCTCCCAATGTCTTTTAGTAGACTCTTAGGATTCTTCAGCCACTTGATTGCCATGAAGGCAGTGCCTATAGACACAAATGCCTTAAAGAATCCTCCCAGTCTGTCTAGGAAACTTGCATCTTCATTACATAGAAGTTGCCACAGACCATCGATGGCATGGTAAGCAACAGTGCCAAAGAAGTTTGTAATTACACCAAGAATGTCAAAGAGCATCTCCAATGCTCTCTTTGCTTTCTTTCTATTCTCCTCGTTACTTAGAAACTTAAAGACAGCACCACCAATAAGACCTGCTGCCACTGCTTTGAGCAAATTAAAGACAGACTCCAACCAGGATGGTGGTTGTACCTTTGTTTGCTCTTTAGCTGGTTTGTCACCACGCCCCTTGGGCATAGATGGCATGTTAAATACTGCTTTGAAGTCGTCTTTTGCTTGACGATCTGCTGCCTTGAAGAGTTGATAGTTGACTTCCCTCAACTCTTTCATCGATTGACCGACAGAATTGAGGGTTGCACCCAATCTATTCAAAGCAACAGTGTGCAATTTAAATGCAACCTGCATTTCAACTTGACGCTTCCCCTCCTTCGTCTTTGCCCCTTTAGATACCTGAGGTAAAGTCGTTAGTTTATAAAAACTAATTTTTGAGTTTCTCTTAATACTCGCCATTACTTACTGAGGAGAGAAGACGTGGCACCAAAGGCCAATTCAGTCTTTTGTGCTATTGGATTATTTATGAAGACTCCTACAGGGCGATCGATAAAGAAGGCATATTTTTCCGTATTAAAATCTTCTTGATTTATCTTCAATGCAGCATTAAATTTAATATTGTTCATGTACTTATTTTTGTCAGGATTATCCTTTGATGATAGTTTTTCATCTCCTGCTTTCCCCTTTACCTCTGCAGCAGCGGGTCCTGCCATGGCTGAATCTGCATCAACACCAAAATTTGAAGCGAGTGCTTTGAATGCCTCCATAGGATTCTTCAAAGCTTGCATCATTCCACCACCGCTGGAAGACTCATCCGCACTCAGTGATCCAGAGTCACCAGTATAATCACCCGATCCAGGAGAATCACCCCCAGACATGTCTCCTTCTTCTACAGCACTGACCTTGCTGTCGTATCCCTTAGCACCTGCCTTGATAGCATTAGCAAGTTGAGTTGACTTCGACTCAATGAATTGTGTAGGTGCCTTCAGATACTTCATATCCAAAGGTGCAATCTCTAGCAGTGTCTGCTTGTAGTTGCTACCAACAAAACCCAGTCCTCTTTGAGCACGGTGAATGCCAAAAGAACTATTGATTGCTTTCAGGATTGAATTCTTAGCACCTCTTGCCTGCATACCAGGACCGACACCCATGGTGCCTGCCATACCCATACTAGAGGGAGCATCCTGGTGAATTTCAATAGAGGTCATACCTCTAGCAGCGTCTGCCTTACCTCTCTTCCAGTTGCCCTTAGGATCGCTACCAGATGAAGTCCTAATTGGTTTTCTGTAGACAGCAAGACCACCAGATTTTGCAGCTGCTCTCTGTGCAATCTTATCGTTAAAGTATGCCTCGTTACTGAGGTATCCCTCCTTCTTAGCAGCAGGTAACCATCCTCCAGGTTGACCGTCTAGACCAGAGGAGAATTTACCACCGACAATCCTACCACCAGCAGTACCGAATGCCTTAGAAGGATCAGACTTCTTCATGTCTGCGTGACCAGCATAAAGAGATGCAATAGGACCACCTGCTGCCAACTCAGGTATATCTCCCTCACCATCTTCCAGTCCCATACCCTCAGGAGGTTTACCACCCAACATACCAATAATTTGTCCTAGGTTTGGCAACTTCTTACCAATTTCCTTCATCTTATCACCAAACATTTTTGCGCCAGGGATCTTATTGATCATCGCTTCTTCAAATTCCTGTACACCTGGCACTAGATCTCTAGCAAATAGGTATGCATCAATACCCATAGAGATTGGAGGTCCAAACTGACCACCAGGGAATAGACCTGCCAAGTCAAAACCAGCAGATAGTCCTTCCAACAATCCACCAAAAGGATCTTCATTAGCAAATCTGTCGTAGGCAAACAACATGTTTACCAGACCGCCAATGACAGGCAGTGCCTTACCACCTACTCGTTTGGCAATACCTGCAAAGTCACCAGCACCACTGATACCTTTTTTCTTCAGTGCTTCTAAAACTTTCTTTCCAATTGGTGTTTCAAACAGAGGTCCCATGACCTTGTTTGCCATTCCTTGCAATTGCTTCTTCAGTGGCTCAAATAATTTACCTAATGGTTGCAGGATCTTCTCCATGACAACCTGTTTTGCCTTAGCAGTCAGTGAAGCAGCACCCTCAGTGATGAATTTCTTAGCATCACCAATCTTATTAGAAACAGCACTACCAATTGCTTTTGATTTCTCAACAAGTTTCTTGCTGAGACCAACCATATCCTCCCATCTCTTTCTTGCTGCCTCAGAGAGTCCAGCATATTGTTTCTTTGCCCAGTCACTAACAAGACCAAAAGCACTCTCTGCTCTCTTGGCAAGACTATCCTTTAAATTCTTAGCATCTTGAATTCTATCATCAATAAAACCAAAGATGCCACCCTTCTTCTTCGGAGGATCAGGTGTGCTTGCTGGATTAACCTTAGGTTTACCATCAGGATCCAAGTCAAGAGCATCATCTACACCTGACGTTGGTTGCTTAGGTTTACCGTCAGCATCAACATCAGTGCCCTTCTTTTTAGATGCGTCTGGTTCGTCTGGTTTCTTCTTCTTTTTCTTTTTCTTTTTCTTCTCATTTTCATCTGGGAAGAGAGCATCCAGAATGCCACCAAACAAAGCAAACGGATTGAATGCCAGCATCAATCCAGCAACACCAGTAAGGATTTCTCCTAGTCCAGTGATTCTGTCAATAAGATTACCTTCTGATCCAGTTAGCTTCTGCCAACCGTCCCAGACCTTCATTATACTGCCTTTAACGAAGTTAAAGATCTTCCCAAAGACACACTTAGCCTTCTCAAATGTCTCTAAGAATTTCTCTCTCTTCTCCTCGTCAGTAAGAAGATCAAAGGCACCCCTGGCGGCCATAAGACCGACAACCATACCAAACCACCCAGACAAGGGTCCAAGGATGGGGGCAAAGACCTGCATGAGTCCATCCTTAAATTTCTTCACGATGAGATCGAGAAGACCCAACTTCTTGAGTTTTTTCTTACCTTTATTCTGACCAGTCTTCTTCAGTTTAGATGTTGCTTTCTCTTGTCTTGCTTCAGCAGCAGCATCTCTCTGTCGTCTTAATTGTCTTCTCTTGTCCTGCTCAATATTCTTATAAGCAGCAAGAGTTGCTTTGTTGATAGAGGTGATGTCATTGATGACACCACCAACACCAGCAATAGTTTCACCGATCTTATTGATAGCGGTGATTGGAGCAGCAGCGGCGCGTACAGTTGTAAATGCGGATGATTCAATCGCCCCTAAATTTACTAACTTGTATGGTTTGATCTTCGCCACTATCGTTGTTGCTCCTTGATTCTATTTTCCTCTTCTTTCAAAAACTTGATAAGAAGTGTCACATAGATTTCTTTCTCAAATGGTATGAGGTTATCTATGTATTCCATGGGCCACTTGTGGTGATGCATCAAAGCAAAATTAGACTCATAATAATTCCGAAGATTATTATGGAGAAGGGCTACGCGAAAAAAGCAGCTAGTCCTTCAAGGACGATAGTATTTTCAACACCAGTGTTAGGGTTAGTGACCTTCATCTCATGATACAGTTTGGGCATGGTTTCAAAGAATTCTTGGACCATCTTGAATTGCCTGCTATTCATGTCCTCAAAGAAAGTGCTCAACTCTTTCTTGGTTGCATCCTTACACTGATAAACTTGATTGGCATCAGTGATAGTGTCCGCACATCCTTTAGCAAGCTCCATGACCTGATCAATCATAGATCCATCATCATCACCGAAATTCATCTTGACGAATTGATCCATGCTTGGATACTTCATAGTAAGAATCAAATCATCTGTCAGTCTCAACTCCTTAGTGTGTTTGGGGTCAATCTTGACGGTAATCTGATCCAAATCAACCGATGCGCTAACTTGTGTAACGTCATCGTCAGGACAAGTAACAGTCACATCAACGGATTCACCAACAGATCTCGTCCTGATTTGCAGGAATAGATATTCAATATCAAAGGTGGTCAACTCCTTCGTGCTAGTGAGATTTGTACAATCAATGATGATGCGTTGGATAGCATCAACCATATCCTGATTCTCACCAGACTCCATAGCCAGATAGAGGAGTTTCTCTTCCTTTACAAGGAAGGGTCTAAACTTAATAGACTTGCCGTTAGATGGAAGTTTACATGTATATTGTGGTACATTTAACTTAGGTAATGCCATAGAAATTCACATCAGTATTTGTATTTATCAGGTTGCTTTACCCTGCTCTTTAGCTACAACGTATGTTACATCATCGGTCTCATTCTGTCCAGAAGAAAGAGAATATTTTGTCCCAACGTCATCGTGTTTTGCAGCGCCAAAGAATCTATATCTCTCGTAGTAAAAACCTACATTGAATGTTAGAAGAGATGCATTTCCATTGGTCAATGCAGCGGATCCAATGTTATAAGGGAAGGCATTACGAATGTCGTAGATACCAACTAGTTGATCATCCTTGTACTTGGTAAGATCTTTTTCATCAACTCCCAGTGCCTTCAAGATTTTTTTAAAGTATTCTGGAATTTCAAACTCGGGTCCACCACCTCTCTCCCACTTGTAGATAAGTAAGTTGGGGCAAACATAATCATCGTAGTAATCTGTCATCTGATTGGCATCACTTGACATGATGCTAATCCATCTCTCAAACAACATTCTAGTCTTGTGACTTCTCGGCATGATAAAGTCCATGCTGATTTGACTAAATGTGGATGAAGTTGCGTAGTTGTAGGAAGATCCAACGCTAGTAATACTACCAGTTGTAACCTGCTTACTAGGTAGGTTTACATTGTCCGCATAATAATTCAGTAGATTTCTGTTGTGAACAGGATCACCCAAATCAAACTTATTACTAGCAAAATACTTACCGCCTCGCAAAATATTTGGCGTAGAGAATCCCACAGACCATCTGTTAGCATAACTTGGGTGATTATCATTACCCTTAAAGAATGCTTGAAACTCAGACAGTCTAGTCCTTGGAGCTCCTAGTCTTTTTGTTGAGAGATTGAGTGACATTAGATCTTTAATTCCTTCTCAGTGATGAGCATGAATTCCCAATTGTTATCCTTGCAGAATTCTGTTGCTGCTTTCCACTTTGCCTGGTTGACACTCCATGTAACGACTTCGTTAATATATTTTTTAGTCACTCGTTTCTGTGTCTTAGGCTCTTTGGTTTGCCTCAACGGTTTCACTTCGACTAGATACTTCTTCTTCCCAACTTTGACATAAAAGTCGGGGAAATATCGGTGCCTTTTACCATCAACAGGAGAGATGTATGGGATAATGATTTCCTCGCTACCCCACTCTTCTACAGAGGGTGTGAGATCACACCACTTCATAAATTTATACTCCCAAGAGGATCTATAAATTATGTTTTTGGGATCACCTTTATACTTACGAGGGAAGCTTGGAGTGTAACGTCCTTGATACCTCATAAATAAACATTGTATAGTACTGTAAGTATTTAGCGTGGCAAAGACGGTCTATAAATATCCAACCAAGACGCCTGTTAGCGGCAACTACATGGATGGTCCTGAAGCTCCTACGGGAAGGATTGACTATCTTAAGTTGCAACGCTTTCGCATCAACTATGCAAGCGAAGCATCGGGTGGATATGGTGGTGAAAATCTACCTGGCAACAAAGTCGAGAGAGCTCTAGACCCAACCACTATCTATCTTGCCATGCCTCCTTCATTGAATACTGCATACTCTGCTAATTATAGCACAGTTGCTATGGGTGCTGCAGGTGTACTCGGCACACAACTTGTAGGACAACTCGGTGGTGCTACACAGGGTAGAGGAATGGATGCCGAAAGAGTTGGGCAGCAACTTAAGGCTGCGGCAGCTGCTGCTATGCCAGAGTTTGCTTATAAGCAAGGTGCTAACATGCTCAACGCTGTATCTGGGATGGCTGGATTGACTAATGGTGCTGGTGATCCAAACACATTACAAGCACTATCTTCTGGTCGTATCATGAACCCATTCACCGAGCAGGTGTTTACTGGGGTGGGTTTCCGTCAGCATAGTTTTAGTTTCAAAATGTTTGCGAGAAACAAATCGGAAGCAGTAGAAATTATGAATATTATTAGATATTTGAAGATGGGTGTCATGCCTAAGTATGGCACTGCAGACATGAAAGAAGTTGAATCACTGCTTGCAGCTGCGAAGGGAGCTCTCTCTGGTGAAAACGGAGAAAATAATTCTGACACTAGTACAACAACGGGAGACTCAAATGCTAGTAGTGGTGTCGTTGATCTAAGTAGTTTCACTGCACAAGGTGCATACCTAGAAGTCCCTGATAGATTCTTACTTGAATTTGTAAGACTCGATCCTGCTTCGTCTACAATCTCCAAAATACCACACTACAAGTTTCAACCTTGTATCTGCACAAACATGAGTGTTAACTATACTCCTGACGGGCAGTATGTTTCTTTCAAAGACTTTCTAGCAAACCCATACAATCTATCCAGTGATGGCACCATGGATCAATTGATGGTCCCTGCTGTAGAAATTAGTCTAGATTTTGCAGAGACCAAGATTCTCACACAAGTAGATGTAGCTCAAGGATTCTAATGGCAAATTATTTTTCATACCTTCCCGATGTTTACGTCGGGCAAGAAGAATACGATGGAAGACTTGGTTATAGACTAACCAAGAATCTATTTCGTCGTGGATATCTAGATCCAATCATTGAAAAATATATTACTGCGTTTGAAACCTTCTACATTACAGACGACATGCGTCCTGATCAATTGGCGCATAAAGTTTATGGTGACTCGAATCTAGATTGGGTAATTTTGATGGTCAACAACATCACTGACCCTTATACTCAGTGGCCAAAAGGCACTACAGATCTAAACAATTACATCGATGCGACTTACAATAATCCCTACGCTGTACATCATTGGGAAACAAATAAGATCACTACCAGCGATGGCACAATCATTATGAAAGAGGGTGTAGAAGTAAATGAATCCTTTAGGGTTACGATGCCCGACAGGACAGTATTGAGCAAGACAGAATCTATTTACCCAGTAAGTATCTACGAGCATGAGACTTTTCTGAATGAGCAAAAGAGATTGATCTCTCTTATCAGTCCTGGTCTGGTTGAATTGATTGTTGATAAGTTTGAGGATGTCGTTAGTTATGCACCTCACCCAGAACTTGATCTCTCTGGCGCTAAGAAATCTCCAAACTCTACCACCACTCGGTTTGTCAATAATAAGAGTTACAGGACTAGTGGCAGTGTCGCTAGTGCATTGGGTCAAGCAGTCACATCGTTTGATTACGGTCCCACTATAGGACTTCAGGTCGCCGCCCTAACAGGGTCTGGCGATACCGCAACGGCAGCAGCGACAACAACTGTAACCACTGCAGCAAGTAGCACTGGCGGCACTGGCGGCACTTCATCATCTTCTAGCAGTAGCGGATCTTCAAGTAGTGGATACTGATCCTGAGTATATCAATATGGATGTATCAAGAGACGGACTTGCACTGATGTATAGGTCCGTCTGTTTTCATTTGGAAAAATGGCCAGGTGGTGATCCTAGAGAGCAGGAAGCACTCATAGCAATTAAAGATAATCTGTTTAGAGTTATCCTCGCTCAACAATTCCAATAAAAAAACCTTAGAGTCCCATTTTTTGGCGGGAAAATTTTCCGCCGATTCTGGGAATCTAAGGTCGATTTAGGTTAGGGGGGGGGGTCAATGATGATCCTGATACCTTCTCCAGCAGGGCTCTCTTACAGTCTCGTAGTAATACTCAACGAATCTACCTCGTGAGTCACGCACCTCTCGATACTCTCGGTGCTCACACATTGCCCGCCTTGGACGATGGTGATAGTGGTGATGGTGATGGTCACTCTTGAATGGTTCCCAAAACTCTCCCCATGTGACTGCTTGAGCGGGAGAAGCAAACCCAACCAGCAGCACCGAAGCGGCAAGCAGTTTCTTTTTGAGAGCAGCACGACGCTTCTTCGCTTGGCGCAGTGCCTGAGGTTTCAGGGTGCGCTTTGCTTCTTTTTTAGAATGGTGCTGCCAGTTGGGTAGTTTCATCGTCCGAATCTCCGATCCATGCGTAGTTTAACATAATACATGCCGATGATCCAGAGGGAGAAGAGAA